GCCAATCCACGGTTGTCCGTCTTGTTCCTTCGGGCGAACTTTTCAAAGGCATCCGAAGCCAGGGTGAGGAGATCCTCCGAAAACACATTCGTCCGGTATTTGAATAACACCTGCCCATCCACGTAGCAATCACAGTCTTCCTCGATGATCGTGGAGAAATCGTCCACGAAAGAACCCATGGGTGGGGCTTCTTTTGATGGACCGTCTAAAAAGATTTCACGAACCATATCTGTTTTTGTAGTTCATTTTTTTGCATAGACAATTACCGCGGCCGGCCAGTGCTTAAAGTGTTCCTCTTCGAAGTTCACCTTTCGGTGATGCACGGTGGCGAAGGCTTCGCGGAGCTTGTCCACAATCCTTTTGAACCTGGCCGTGGAACTGTCGATGTCGAAGCTGTACTCGAACACTAGATGGGTCACGTGATCTGGCCAATCACCCGGTTCCATGGAATCTAAGATGTCAATCTCTGCACCCTCGATGTCGATCTTCACCCCATTTGGTTTGTGTTCGGCCAAGGCTTCCTTGAAGTTTTTCACCTGGATCGTCACGGATTGCCTTCCGCGTTTTTTGAAAATGGTGTGCCTGTATTTGTTGTAGTCACCTTTGCACAGATAGAGCTCGAGTTCACCCGTGGGCCCGGCCACGACACCCGATTTCACAGTGACCACATTACTCGCATTCGCACGCACATTGTCGTTGAGAATTTGAAAATTTTCTTCTTCGGGTTCGTAGGAGATCACTTTACAGCCGTGTTCAGATGCTTTACAACAGAAGGTTCCTATGTTACCACCGAGATCGAGCCAAACTGGGCAATCTTTCAAAAAAAAACCAAGCTTCTTGTGCTCGTAGCAGTTTCTCTTAATGACTTCTTCCACGACTTTTTCATCCGTGGTGCCAGGCCTGATTTTGAATTCGGGCATATCTACTCGTGTGCGAGTACTTTTAATTCTTTCATTTTCCGCGGAAGGTAACCACCCCACTGGCCCCTGGTGTTCATGAAGAGGTAGAGCACACCTTCTTCGTTACACTTGGTGATGTCGTGATATTCGGGCTTCCACGTGACGTAGGGCATCTTCGTTTGCGACCCTTCCCTGTGCGGGTCACCAAAAGTCACTGCGCATACCCGGTAGTGTTCGTGTTTGATGCGGCGTTCGATGTCGAACAAAGTGTTGAAGCGCTCGTTGTTCCAACACACGTGATAACCTTTGTTGTCCGGAAGCCAATCACAGTCCACGTACTTCTTTCGGATTTCTTCCACCGCTTGATTACGAATGCTTCGAATTTCTTTCCCGTAATTGAATTCCTGCGACGCGGGGAGAGGGATTGCACCCACCCTTTCCGTGTCTGTGAGAACCACAACTTTTTTGATTTCGAAACGCCCGCGGAAAGATTTCTCAACCTCTGATCTAGTGTCGTAGAAGACATTCTGCACTTTTTGGCGTTTCGTGTCGTCCACAGCCTCGCGATCGAACTTGCGTTTTGTGTCTAAAATCACCGTACCCCTCAAGGCTTCGCGGGTGGACACACAATTCTTGGAGTTCAGGATTTGTTCCACGAAGGCTTGGACATTCTTATCGGCACTCTCGATGTCTCGATACATTTTTTCCGTGCAGTACAGGTGTTGGCAAGGCACGTCTTCGGCATACACACCACTCAACCGTTGCGCTTGGATGACTGCGGCTTCGTTGGACGCGTCCGAGGTTTCGTAGATCATGGAAGTGAGCATGGACCGACCTTTGTTGGAACACCTGAAAGACACTGCTCGGCCAGCCATATTGCCAGAAATGATGACGACAGGTCTTTTGTCACCACCTTCGTAAAAGTTTTTTCCAATCTCCGTGAACATCTCACCCATGACGTGAAATTCTTTACCGAGGAATGTATGTTCATCACTGTTGAACACGATCACGTGGACGTTTTCTTGGCCCATCTTTCGTATTATTTTCGTCTTGAGCTCTCCCATCTTTTTCTGGTATTTCGTGAAATTCACCAAAGTCACGCTAGGGAAATCACCAAAGTCAATTTGAAATATTTCGTCGTGCAGTAAGTCCACAATCTGATCTGTGTTTTGGAACAGGCTTTGGTCGACGAAGTGCTTTTTGATTTTCTCGGAAGTGGAGAAACGATACCCTTCCGGCACTGGCAACACATACAGTTCTGTGAAAAAATTCAAGCGGTTGAGATTGGCGAATGGCGTCGCCGTGAAAAGGTAGAATTTTCGAGCAGTCTCGGCCATGTTGTCGAAAGCTCGTTCCGTCATGGTCATGCCACCTTCGCTCGTTTTCACGACCGCGTCGCTCTCATCTACGATGATGCACACTGGATTCGATGTGGAATAAGACGCCAAATTATTCAAACGAATCGGGTTCGCGATGCACACGTACACCGTGTTCTTCCGTGCGATCTTCGTTGGATTGGGGATGTAATCGAAGATATAATTTTGCCACTCGCTTTCATCGATGCCTATTTCTTTGCAAAATCCGTGCACTTCTTTTCTGAAATCGGCGTAGTCTCTTTTGATATTTTGTTCGAGAGACAATCTGTTGTTTTGAAGTACGTGTATGACGCCCGTGCCGTCTCCGCAGAAGATTTGAAACCACATGATGACGAACTGCATTTTACTCTTACCGGTTTGAACTTTTCCATAGCACAACACGCTTCTGGAAGAATCTACCGGTGGCGCATACTTCGCCTTCATCATCAGTGAAATCTGTTTCACCTTTTCAGGGTCAATCTCACCTTTCGTCCTTTTTCTTTGACGAGTGTAAAAATTTTCATCAAGAATATCTCCGTGACTGTCTTCCATAAACCCTTCGTGTTCAGACGAAGCTCTGAAATCTTTTATATTCAAAGTGAAGTCATCAGTCGTCGGTGGTGGTGGATGGTGCACGATGCAGTCTTCGTTACTGCACACCCGGCGCGCGGAGCAGTCATAGTTTTCCCAGTCTGCGTCTTGGCACGTCCAGTCTCCCTCCGTCGGTACCTTTGCGTTCGGTGGGATGTCCCGGAACTCCCCGCATGCCTCGCACTGAATGGACCGGCACACGTTCTTCGGGAGGTATGGGGCGATCTCGTCGTCGGACGGGGAAATTTTTATTTCCCCCGTGAAACGAACCGTGTCCGGGAACACATATTCAGCTTGTAACACTGTTAAATCACACCCGTCACGGATGCGTTGTACGATGATCTCATTCATGATGATTTTCTGTCTGGATTACAAAATTGATTTTCTTTAAGGGGTGGCCTGGGCAAGATGTTTCTTGATCAACGGATGGTGGACGATGACCTGTTTCGGGTCGTACATGCGCATGGCGGATTCGGCGCGGTGGTAATCTCCGTGTGCGTCGTGGCCGTGCTTTAACCACGCATCGAGGTAGGTGTTGATGGTGCCCGTGGCGTAGCCGCACTGTTGAAGCCAGAGCGCGCGAAGTATGTTGTCACGCGTGTTCAGGGACAGAACGAAATCGATGAATGGAATTTTTTGTTTGCGCGGGCCGTTAGCGTAGATTGGCTTATTGTATTGGAATTTGTGGTAGCACAGGAGGGCACGATACTTGTGGCCGTTCGGGTCGTCGTCGGAAAGTCGAAGGTTGTGAAGGGTTTTGAGTGTCACGCGCTTGGGCTTTTCGGCCACGCCGGCCTTGCGCACGATGGATTTGTACTGGCGGATGGTTGACGGTTTAAAGTTGTTGGCGAGAAGGTAGTTTTCAAAGGCGGCGATGTTAGCCATGACTTTGGAAAATAGAACTTACTCATTCAACGTGAAAAATGTTTATGTACATTAAGATGAAGGTCGCCCTGATAAAGAGCCCCAGTCCTAAGCACAAGTACAGAGTAGTGTTCACTGACGGCAAACACGTGGACTTCGGAGGTGCCGGGTACAGCGACTACACCCTGCACAGGAACCCGGCCAGGATGCGAGCCTACGTGAAGAGGCACGGCGGGGTGATCCCGAAGTTTGTGCAGCTGGAAAGAAATCCGTCGGAGATCCACCGCCTCATGGCGCGCGTGGACACGAGCACTAAAGAGAACTGGCAGATCAGTGGTGTCCGAACGGCCGGGTTCTGGAGCCGGTGGTTGTTGTGGAGCTACCCATCCATGGGCTTGGCCAAGAAGTTCATGACACACAGGTTCGGCATTCAGTTCCACGAGGCGCGTTCGCAGAGGCGCCTGAATAGGTAAGGTGTGAGTTCTTTGAGTGAGCCGAACGCCACGTAGCGGTAGTTCACCTTTCCGAGTGGTCGCCCCATGCCCAAGAGTTGGGCCGTCACGTACCGAGCTTGGTCGAACTTGGACGCGTAACGAAGCGAACGCTCGTTGTGTGTGGCCACGATGGTGTGCACGTGCGGACACACTAGTGCGTACGCCAGCGCTTTGTTGTACTCGTGATCGACGTCGTGTTTGTTGTCGAACAACCCGTCTTGAGTGCGAAGGTATGCCCCGCGCACGAGCTTGGCCCCGAGCATCACCTTGTCTTTGTGTGCGTGTTCGATGTCCTCCAGGAGTTCGTCCATAGCCTTGCGCCTGTACATCTGGTACGTCTTGTACACGTGTGCCCGATCGGGGGTGTTGTGTGATGCCAAGATGTTGTAGGTGAGCTCTGGGTACACCACGTCCTCGGCGTCTATGCACACCTTGATCCCGTGAAGTTTCCCATGCCGCGCCAGGACGTCTATGCCTTCCATGGCCATGTCTGGACCACCGAAGCTAGATATCTTCAGAGCACACATCGATCCAGCGGGGAGGGTTCGCATGACGGCCCTGTTCATGTCTGCCACGGCCCCGGCATCGGACGCGTCGCAGTTTTCCCTGGCGTAGTCGACAATTATTTTCTCACCCCTGGATTGAAGTCTTGTGATGACTTTTGGAAGTTCTCTCGTTAAAGCAGCATACCGAAGCATTTGTTATTAGTAACCAATATTGTCATTGGCGTCCCCGAACTTGTTCCCGTACGAGCTCGTGTTCACTGGGAGATCGATCGGCAACGCCAGGCTGTCCACGTCTCGAACGTAGGTGAGGTACTGCGTGACCCCAGTCTTGATTTGCCCGAACGCGATCTTGATCACCTGCTCGTTCATGTCGCGCACTTGTTCGTTCACCCTGGAGTAGTGATCGGCGGCGTTGTTGATGAAGACGCTTCGCATGATCGCGAACAAGCTCGCCGGGTCTTGGTTATCGATGGCGATCCCCGTCTCCTTCCTGAACTTGATGCGGATCCCGCGCTGGAGGAGGTTCATGTTGAACTCTGAGAAAAACAAAGTGTTCAGAGGGGTCTCGCACTGCTTGATGGAACTGATGTCGATGACACGATCGCACATTTAATATAGCCCAACAAATTAAAATCTGTGGCTACTTCAAAGATGCAACCCATCATCCCCGCGGACTTCGAACCGAACACTCAGCCGATCATAGAGGCCCCAGCGTGCACCGCGCCCAAGTGCTTCGTCGGCTCCTATGCCCCGATCACCAAAGGTGGCCAGGACGGCCCATTCTTCGTGAACACCTACCTCCTTCAGCCGAATAGACAATTGGAGACGGTCGGCGCTGTCCCAGTGCGTGCCAAGGATTTTAAATGCAATTAAAAAATTCAATCGGTAATATAGTAGTTCACAAACAAAAAATGAGAGTCATCAAAAGATCCGGTCATGTTGAAGAAATGCAATTCGACAAAGTCGTCAAACGTATCTCCAACTTGACAGATGGCCTCTCACCCACCGTCGACGCCACGAAGGTTGCCCAAAAAGTCTTCTCCTCCATGTATGACGAAATCAAGACCACCGAGATCGATACCCTGTCCGCGGAGACGTGTGTGGGGATGATCACCTCCGACCCTGACTACGAGACCTTGGCCACGAGGATCACGGCGTCGAACATCCAAAAGATCACCCCGGATGACTTCCTGGAAGCCATGAAAAAGCTCCACGAGGCTGGGGTGGTCACACAGGAGGTTGTCACCGTGGCCGAAGGCGTCAAAGATCACGTGGTCCCGTCTAGAGATTTTGATTTTCAATACTTCGGCCTGAAAACGTTGGAGAAAAGCTACCTTCAGCGGGTGAATGGTGAACTGGTGGAGACCCCGCAGTACATGTTCATGCGCGTGTCCATCGGGATCCACGGGAACGATTTCCCATCTGTCCTTGAGACGTACAACCACATGTCGAAGGGGAACTTCATCCACGCCACCCCGACCCTGTTCAACGCGGGCACGCCTCGGCCGCAGATGTCGAGTTGCTTCTTGGTGGCGAATAAGGAAGATTCGATCGACGGGATCTACGACACCGTGAAGCACTGCGCCCAGATCAGCAAGTGGGCCGGGGGGATTGGCCTGCACATCCACGACGTGCGAGCGAACAAGTCGCGCATCAAAGGTACCAACGGCACGTCCGATGGCATCATCCCGATGTTGAGAGTGTACAACTCCACGGCACGGTACGTGAACCAGGCTGGAAAAAGAAAAGGTTCCTTCGCTGTGTATCTCGAGCCGTGGCACGCGGATATCTTCGACTTCCTCGAGCTTCGTTTGAACCAAGGGGATGAGGAGGCTCGCTGCCGAGACTTGTTCACGGCCTTGTGGATCCCCGACCTCTTCATGAAGCGGGTGGAAGAGAATGGCACGTGGAGTTT